CTCTATAACAGGGTGTAAAATATAAGGGCCCGTTTTAACGGGCCCCCATACCAGCAGTCTATTTGCAACGCTCTCCCCGGCGATTTACGCCTCTTCGACTTGCTTAATGTCGTCAGCAGGTGCCTCCTCTTTGATGCCCACAGCTTTCGCACGCTCCGACTTCATATCCTTATCAGATTTTGATTGCTTACCTTCCAACTCTTTAGATTTTTCAAGACGCAATTCCTCAAGACGTTTAGTCGCCAATATAGAACGCTCCTCATACTCAGTAATATAATCATCATCATCGAATTCATCATCCGTAAGTTCACCATCAAAGAAACCTTCTTTAACAGCACCTTCAAAACGAGCAATCGTTTCTTGAATAGACGGTTGATGCATATCAACGTCAGAGAACAACGCCACATCAGATACAATCTCACGACCACGAACCTGATCTAACAAATGTTTAGGGCAACGCTTCATATAAACTTCACCATATTCGTTTTGAACTTGAATACAGTATTGAACATCACCATTCGGCTGAATATCTTCATAAAGTTGATAATCTTTACCATCAGCCTTAACGATCATAGGATCAGTATCAACATACTCGCCAGTTTTTCCATCAATAAATTGATGATGAGCTTTTTTGAAATTTTCCATGATTAACTCCTTATAGTAAGATTGGATTTGCATATTTTTTAACACGACTTACCGTTTTAATATCATGATCGATATAACACAGAAGTTGATCCGCAGAAGTAACCGCATAAATCCTTGTTGTTGGATTTGCAGATACAAACGTCGAATTAAGAGCAGGGTCCGAAACAAATTCTCGGCCCATATGCCAGCTATTTAAAGTCGTACAGAAATCACCAGCAACATAATTTTCCTGACGGCGATATTCATCATACCGATCTTGATAACCGAACACACCACCCGGAGCAGAGTGAGCAGCATAAACTTCACGATTAAGAATAGCTTGTTGACCCAAATCTTGTAATTCAGGTTGAAAGTAATCCTCTTTTGTCGTGTAAAGCATATGACGTGGAATACCTTGATAATATTGAGTTTGAGGACGTACAACCATAAGATTAATAATCACACCAAATTCAGGAACAGTATAATTATAACGATTAGAACGACCCGCAGAGATACCATGACCTTGTAAGTCACCAACTTTTTTAGTACCACTTTCAGCAGTTGATAACACTTCAGAAAACTGAATTGTTTGTTTACCAGTACCCAATAATTTCGCTTCTTGAATAGTATGATCCATATAATCAATACCAAATGCGGCCATATAACGCGAACGAATATCAGACCCAAAGCGAGACATATTTTCTTTAAAACGTTGAAGAGCCATTAATAAACGAAGGCTATTTGCATCAACACCACCAACAGTAGAAAGGTCGGCATATACCTTACTATTTGCAGCATTATAAGCAGTCGCCGCAGCAGTACCAGCAGCAGAAGCAGAAGCCGCCCACATAGACCCAGCAGCAGACATTGAATTTCCACCAATACCCGCCAAAGATGTACCACCATCATTAATAAGAGTTGCACCACCACCAACAACTTGAGTTGGACCAGAAGCAAGAAGACCACGAACAGGAGCATTACCCGTCAATGGAATTGTAACAGCAGTACCTTTTTGAGGCGTAGGACGAGCAGACGTAAAACGATCTTTTTCCCAACATGCATTTTGAAGAAGAGTTGAAGTCGTCGCATCCGCGCCATTACCCGTATTCACAGTAAGAGCCGTTTGAAGATCCTTATCACGGAATAAATCATTCCAAGCTTGAGCATAAGCACGAAATAATAAAGCAGATACAGTTTGAGATGTACCTACAACAGGCATACGCAAATAATTACCAAGCGATCCAGCAACAAACCCAGAAGCGAATGTAATCGTCGGGTGAGCCGTTGCATCCAATCCATCTTGACCACCTGTAATAAATTTATTGAAGTCTGACCAAATTAAACGAAACGGAACATAAACCGAATAAGTACGACATACCGCACGATGCATAACCGGAGTAACAAGAGGTTGAGTACGAATAAACGGCGTAATTTGATGCCGTATTTTTTGACCCGGGATAACAAGAGTGTGACCAACAGGAACAAGTTCACCCATATTGCAAGTTAATTTTGCATTATGAGATAAGTTGTGACTTGCCATTTTCATAGCGATTTCTCCTTTTCATTCATAAATAATAATGCTCGGGTTTCACTATTCAATATAAGCTGTGCATTTTCGGCCTGATACTGAAATCTCAATAACGCTTCCTTCGAGGGAAACTGGTTTTTATTCGCGAGAGTAGTTTGCGCACGTACTGACATCCTTTGCATTTCTTGATCGTAACGCTCTTTCCCTTTTTGTGTCGCATGTTCTAGACGCTTTAATTCTTGTAAAATTTTTGTACGTAAATAACGATCGAGGGGCCATTCCTTGCCATGAACATTTAATGACCGGGGAATATCCTGATGAGTTAAATAAAAGACATCGGCAGATTTGCATTTAAGAGCCTTTGCGATTTTTTCAACAGATGCACGCCCCATACCTATGGAAGAACGGGCAAATTCGGGATACAAACCCTGCAATCTTTCATCATCCTTTTTTGTGAGCTTTTTAACGACATACCCACACGTATACTGAAGAGAGAACTGAGTAAGCGAACCAACATCCACATGACCTATAGGCTCCTCTGTTTCGGGATCACACCAAGCACGCCGGACATGACCAATAAAATGTTGACCAATACCAAATAGACACACGTGATAATGCGGGCGAAGTGTATTTTCGCCGTATTCACCACAATAGAAATATCTGATTTTGCGATCACCGAGATAATAACGAAGACGTTTAATAAAATCCGTAACATCAGAAGGGCAAAGGGTTGCCAAACCATTGCCAGAACCATCTTGATAAAGACGATCAGATTTTTTGTCCTCATATATAACAGGTAAGAATTTGTCATCATAAGTAAGTGTTACCCAACATCCTTCATCACTATTTAAATATTCCAGCAGTAAACGAAATGTCTTCTGCCGCCTCCGATTAAATCGGCACGGGAAGCATTGACCACACGGAACAAGACCCCCCGTATTTTTCACCATTATTGGACTTTTGCATTTCATAACCGAATTCCAACTTTTTGCCGCCCAACACGACGAAGTACACGCCGCCGTTTCATGCTTTTACGCATACCACGACGACCACGACCATATCTCCGCATCTAAATCACCTCCTTCCGAACACAAATTAACCCAATGGGCCAGTACGCATATACCGACCTTTTTGAAACCTTGATTTTGAATTTTTAAAATTATTACGAATGGATTTCCATGAATCCTGAAAGAAAGGTAAAACCCTATTACGAGCGAACCATTCCCAACCGATTAACGGAACATCTTCAGAACGATCTTGCCAATCCTTAGACGGAATGCGCGTGGAAGAACCATCAGCATTGCGAACCTCAGTATAACCAGAAACAGTACCAGGCTCACGACCATCGACCCCAGAGCCAACAAGGGTATTATTAATATAGTCAACGCCTCGACCATTATTTGCTCCATTAGAAGGGGGTAAAGATGGATCACGCATAAGCGATGCTATTTGCGCACGCTTAACTTCATTATCTAATGACTTACCTTCTAAATCAAGTTCTGCTGAACGTTGAGCGAAAGCACGTTCTTCACGAGATTGCTTTGCCATCATTGCCCGAGATATATTTTGCCCCATATTCGAAAGACGATCACCAAGGGTCGACCCCGATTGATCGGGCATCGAGACACCCCCAGGGTTAAGCGAAGCACCCAATGCATATAACGGGTGGATCCCCGCTTTTTCTGCATCCGCCACTCGATCTTGAATAGCAGTCTGGTTGAGGTTTCTTTGGTACTCATATTGCATCGCCATCTGTTTACGGGCGGATAATTTTCCGCCACCAAATAAACCACCTAATATTTCGCCACCGGCCATAATTGCTGCTGCTTCGGGTCCCATTTCATTAACCTTTCATAAAGAGGGGAGGGGAGGGGGTCAATTATAAATTACCGGACGTACAGACGTACGCTCGGTAGAACGTTTGGATTTATCAATCCAAGACATAAACAACCCAGCCACAACCAGAAGAACTCCCGAAACACTGTCCGCGAGCGCACCATCCCAATATGCTGTAGCAAATTGAGAACCACCTATAGCAGTAACTAAATGACGAAGAAGAGCATCGATAAAGGAACGTATCATTTTTAATCTCCATAATAAATTAACCAGTAGTCTGATAATAAATATTGAGGAATCAACATTTTACCAGAGATTTTTGAGTGTAGCGGGGGGGACGTCTTTTACC